ATACCCAGTCACGGATGGCGGAACAAAAGCGCCAAACACCACCACCGCCGGAACCCGCATGGATGCGGCCATGTGATGCGTACCCCCCTCGGCGGCCATCACCAGCGCGGCGCGTTCAATCGCCGCCAGCGCGGCCCGGAACGTGGGGGTGTTATAGGGAATCGCCCCGGCAATGGGCTTGGTTTTCGAATCAGGCAAAAGCTGATAAACCGGACACGGAAAATCACGGATCACCGCTTCCCAGTTTTTCTTTCCCCAGTCCTTGTTCGGGCTGGCTTCTTTCTTCAATTCAGGTGATACGATTGCATAAGGCGGTTTCAGCGTACACGCGGCGCGTTCTTCATCTGTCAAATAGACTCGCCCGGCGCGGGCGCGATATTCCAGATTAAAGATGGCCCGGCGGCCATGCCACGCGGTGATATAGGGACGCGCCCCGCCGCCATCAATCAACCTTTTGCCGCCTTGGTGAACCCATGCGGGATTTCCCCGCCATGCGTCATGTTCCCGTGGCGCTTCCGTCATGGTCAGGATGGACACGGGCTTGCCTGTTTGTTCAAACAGGCGTTCAGCGCGGCCCAGCGCCATGATTTCATCCCCCAAGCCCATTGAACACCCGCCGGATGATATAGCCCCGGCCAAGGGACAGGAAAAAATAACAGGCGGTGATCCCCCCGGCCTGTGCCGGGCTGGTTTCCATGCCAAACAGCGGCAAGCCGTACAGGCTGAACAGGTATGAAATCACCAGCCCCAGCACCGCATTGGCCTTGGCTTCAAAGAAAGACATGCGGCGGCTTTGGGGTTTACCTAATCCCATGAAAGTATGAAATCCCCGCTGATTTCCATGCGCAGCTTTGCGCCCATGTTTTGCAGGAAGGCCACGGCGGATTGTTTGCCAAGGCCGTACCGGGCGGAAAAATCGCGCTTTTGCTCGACAATCACGCACGGCTTGCACCGTTGCAGGGTGTCCACCGCGCCGCGCAAAACAAATTCTTCATAGCCTTCACAGTCGATCTTGATCAGGTCCACTTCCTGAAAGCTGAAAGAATCCAGCGTTTCCATGGGAATTGCGCGTTGGCCGGGGCGCACTTGCGTGTCCCCGGATGATCCCGGCGTGCGCGTTTCCAGCGCCACGGTGCCTTGTTCCGCGCCCAGCGCACATTCATAAAGCCCGGCATTTTCGATGCCTTCCATGTTGCGCCGCCAGCATTCACGGTGCAGTTCCATAGGTTCAAACGCCAGAACAGCGTCAAAATCCTTGGCCAGAAAGAATGACCACAGGCCCACATGGCCGCCCACATCCACCGCATTGCGGAATTGCTTGATGTGTGGCTTGGCCGCCGCATATTTGCCGTATTGATAGCACAGGCGGCCATGCACGCGGTGATTAACCGTTTGCATGTGCCCCGGCAAATGCGACTCATCGGCTGGCATCCACCACTGATCAAATTTTTTCAGATTCATTGTATTTTCCTCCAACAATCCCCTTGTGCGATTTCATCCAAAGTCCACTGATTTGCCGCCAGCGCTGCGGCCCATTCCATCCGGTCATCCGGGTAAAATGGATGCTCAACACGCGCCGGATCGGCAAGCCCCATCCGTGATGCGGCGCAATCACCCGTGGTAATGACCGGAATCCCTTCCATAAGCGCTTCCACGGCGGTGTTTGATGTACAGCAAACCAGACAATGGGCACCCTGTAAATCCGCCATCAGGGATCGTTCCGTGCCTTTTTCGCGCAAAATTATGGGCCTGTCTGTGTACAGTTTAAGGCGCTTCATGGTCGACTCCACCCAGTCCGCAATGCCGAATCGCTTGTAATAATCCGGGGTTTGCGTGCAAAGCAGGATGTGCTGGCCGCCCTTGTTCCATGGCTTCACGGCTTCATGGAAAGGCCGCAAGCGGTCATAGTCAGGCGCACCGCGCCCGTCATGCTGAAAGGCGTTTTTTGTCACCCGGAAAAACTTGCCCCGGCCAAAATAGGCATGATCGCCATAATAAAAATCATCCCCCGCTTTTATCGCCTTCACCAGATCTGGCCACAGGCCGGGCGCACCGTACCCGGCCCACGGGCCGCGTTTATAGGCTTCCACAATCTGGCCGCCGCTGCCTTTGGCAAAAGCTTCACACCATTGTTTTGACAGTGTTTTATGCCGGGTCATGTATATATTAGGTAATTTCATAGTACGTCCTTTATGTTGACCAGCGGAAAACACGTGATGGCCGTTTGCCGCGTGGCGTTGAAAACAGGAACAGGAATCAGCGGCGCGGCGGCGGCAAGTCTTTTGTTCCATTCCGCATAGTTGCTGTAACGGCTTTCACGGGGGTGTTCCTTTTCCCACCAATGTTTGTCTTGCTGCGCCGGGTCATAGCCATAATCATACCCCAGCAATATTACACGGTCCGCGCCATCCAGCACGGCCATGTTGATCACCTGAAATCCTGAATTTCCGCCCGTGGCCAGAACGCCCGGCGTTGTACTCCACTTCCATTCCGCCCGGCATTTTATGGTTTTCAGTTCCGGGAAAAGTTCTGCGGCGCGGTTTTCCAGCGTCCATTTTTCGCCCTTGAAATCGCGCCAGCGTTCGGGGTTATTGATCCACCAGTCATGATCGGCGGCATACATCACATCCGCCCACGGGGCCATCAACGTGGCTTCCTTTACGGCGTAAATGCGGCCTTTTCCCCGGCAATAGTCCACATCCTCTTTGGTCAAAGAGGGGCCGGACGCAATACAAATGGCGGTTTTCATTATCACCTTACCCGTTTTATTTTTTATTCAAAGAATCCGTTGATCATGACGGTTCCACGAATAATTTGTGATCCCGTTGCGGTCCCCAATGGCATTTTAAGGATGACATGAAGGAATGTTCCGGCGGCAACATACAGCGGGGTTTCAAAATTTATATCAATCGGCGCGGCCAAAGCACCGATGGCGGCACCAATCGGAAAAGATTGAAGCCCCAGCGTTTGGCGGCGGGCGGCGCGTGTCCCGGCGGTTGCCGAATCTGCCGTGGCCAATGAAACAGCGGTGCCGCCAACTGCAATGCCCCATTGCAACAGCGTGGCCGTTGTCGCAACAGCCGCGCCCGTGTTTACGGTTTCAATTCTTATTCCTTTGACCACAAGATTCTTGTTTCCGCCAGCGGCTGATGCTGCCGGAACCTGATAAGCAAACAAAGCGTAATCAGTTTCCGCCCCGCCAACGGCGGCAAACTGGAATTGGCCGCCCAGCGTTGTATAACCGGCGGCTGTGTTTGAAAGCGTTGCGGACGCGGGCGCGGCGCTGTTGGCATAGTTTGCAGATTGCCCGGCGGCGGCACCACGGGCATTCATGTAGGATGCCATTTCCATGCCAGCGATTGCGGTTTCAAAGTTTCTATTCTGCGCCAGATCGCGGGCCACAACCGCAACATCCGAAATTTCAATGCGCTGCGCCGTTCCCACAACTGCGGAATTGTAAAAGCGCATAAGCAAAGGCAGGGCGCGTGCAAAAGAAACGGCGGCAACGGTATTTGGCACAGGAAGAACGGCATACAAAATGCCGTTTATATAAAATTCTGCTTGGTCCTGATCAATGACAATTCTAAAGAAATTGTTTTCATTGTTTACAATCCCGGCATCAATATCCGGAGTCGTGTTTTCAGTGCCGTTGATGTTGACCACGCCCACCAAAGCGCCCGCCGTATTGTATTTAAAATAGATTCCATCCGTGGGGGTTGCTGTTGTCGCGGCAAAACCAATCCCCATTTCAATGACGTTGTTTGCTTGCGGCATGATGGCAAGGCGTGCGCGGAAAACAACTTCCAGACTCGCGGCGGCCTGTAGCTGGAAGGTTCTGTATGTTTGCACGCGGGCAACAGCGCCAGATGCCAAAGAGTTACCAGCATTCAAAACCATGTTGCCGCCGGAAAGCGCAATGGTTGCCGTGGATGTAACCATTTGATAGGCGGACACATCGGATATGGCATGGTTAAAAGTGTCCTGCCAGTAAACTTGATCAATGCCAACCCGCAAGCGGCCATCAGGCGTGACGCGCAAAGCGCGGCGCAGGACATCAGCGCCAAGCGCCCCATCATGGTTTTCACCCACCATGACCAAATATCCCGCATGATCCTTGACTATGGGTGTGTTTACTTCAACATTTCCATTTGCATCAACGGGGCTTGTGATTCCGGCCATTTTTGACTCCTATATAAAATAATTCACGTTAAAGGCACCATCCGCACCATCGGGCGCGGATGCATAAATGTCAAAACCAACGCCAGCCAAAGCCACAACAGAAAGGCTGATGGCATTAAATTCAAGTTCATCCGCATCACGCCCGGCACCGGGTGCGCCCATGGAAACAAGGATTTTTGTTGATCCTGTTATTGCGGGATTCAATATACTAGTTTTTGCGGAATAACCATACACCCCAAAATCAATAATGGCCGTTCCCTTGTTCACCACCGCGTCCGCGCCATCGGCACCATCGGCACCATCGGCACCGTCCGCGCCAGCCGGGCCAATCAGTGATGTGGGGGAACCCCATGCACCGCCCGTTTTCGGGCCATAGATTGCATCCGCCGCCGTGTCGATATAGAAATCACCATCAACACCAAGGCCACCAGCGGGTGCGCCTGTGCCGTTGCGGACGGTTTTGCCATCCGCGCCATCGGCACCATCATTTCCATCCGCGCCATCGGCCCCGTCCGCACCATCAGTGCCCGGCGGGCCAATCAGTGATGTGGGGGAACCCCACGCGCCGCCCGTTTTCGGGCCGTAAAGCGTATTTGCCGCCGTGTTGATATAGAAATCACCATCAACGCCAAGGCCACCAGCGGGTGCGCCTGTGCCGTTGCGGACGGTTTTGCCATCCGCGCCATCGGCACCATCATTTCCATCCGCGCCATCGGCCCCGTCCGCACCATCAGTGCCCGGCGGGCCAA